CTGGTATCACCCAGATAACCAAAGTATACATCTTTTTTAGATAATGCAACAGTTTTATAAAGAAAAACCCCCGCTTTTTGGGCGGGGTCTTCCTACTACAAAGGTGCTGATTAAGCGCCTGGTGATCCCCACATACCGAGTGGATCTGACCAACCAAAGGAATAACGCTCACGAGACTTGTAACGGACGTTACCAGTATCAAAGTCGCCGTCCATGCTGTTCTGCAATGGAGTACGCTCAAAGTGCTTCATTCCGTTTGGAACATCAGTAGTCAAATAGTAACCATTGGTGTCTGTCAAGAAGTGGTTAATTGCATAACCATCTGGAATAGAACCATTGTTCATGATTGCATTGATGTCGTTATCGGTTGTACCAACGCGCAATTGAGTTTCGAGCAAGCGAGTTGCAACGAACTGTAATGCAGGTGGAACAATCAATTTCTTAGGTTTAGCAGCAATCAACAGACCACGTTCATCTGTCCAGCCAGCGATTTGAATAACTGCAGCTTCCAAAGAAGTCTCATTCAAGTCAGCAGGAGTAGATTGGGTGTTGCTGTTTGTGCCACCAGAAACTAATGGATGTGCTGTGCTGTACAAAGGTACGCCATCGCCGCCGTTGTAAGAACCATTGGTGTTGAAACCATTGTTAATTACGGCTGCAGCTTTAACTTGCTTTGTGTAAGCCATAGCACGAGCCAAAGCCTTAGTATAGCGAGCTGACAAAGAATCGTAGAGGTTGTCTTCGATTGCTTCTTCAGTCAAGCTAAAGCCAAGGGCGATAGTTTCGTGGTTGTAGCGAGCTGTGAAAGCTTCTTGTGCATTGTCATAACGAATAGCAGAGCCTTCGTTTTTGACTGGAGCAGCAGAAAAGCCTGACAGTTTTGTTTCTTCTTCAAAAGAACGCTCAGAGGTCTCAGTTTCGTAGATCTCTTTATGTTCTTCACCGTAGCGAGCATACTCAAGTCCGAACAAAGCGTTCAATCCTGGGAGCAACTCTTTCAGTAGTTGTGCGCGTGAAATAGCCATTATTTAGCTCCTTAAGCTGCTGTTGCTACAGCGGCAGAGCTGTAGTAAGTGTGGACACCAAAGTTGAACTTAACGATCACTTCTGTGTATGAACCTGATGCATTTGTAGTCTCAGGAATTACGTCAACAATACGGAACGGCAATGCTGCTGCTGTACCTGTTGTTGCTGAGAGACTAGTGTATGAATCACCTGATGTTGTATTGCCAGAACTCAATACTACTGCTGAGTTTTGACCAACTACTGCACGAGTAACACCGCTAATTGTTGATGTACCAGCAGAAGTTACCGCAACTTTGAACAAGCCATCTGGATCATCCGCAACTACTGCTTGGATGTCAGAAGCTGTTACAGCGCCTGGGTAATACTGTTGTTGCAACAACTGCTTAGTGGTTGGGTTTGTGAACTGACAACCCAAGAAAATACCAACTGCATCAGTCGCGGAAGATGTGGTTGAAACACGGCTTAGTGTGCCACCTGTATTCAAGCGCACAACGTCACCATAATAAATGGCGGTTGTAGAACCTGAAGCGATGGGAATTAAGCGAGTAGAACCAGCAAATACCTGACCACCAATCAAATTGATCGGCTGTAGCCCGTATGGGGCTGAAACGGTAGGATAAGCCATTTATAACTCCTAGATTAAAAAAATTAATTTTTGCCAAAACTAGTCGAGGATTTGTTCTCTTTAAAGAGCGGCATCCTTGGGTCGCTTTGACGCATTAAATTATTGTCTACAGCATCCGTCTGAGCATCTGTTTGTTTAGCATAATGAGTATTACGCTGATCAACGAACTCTTCTGGAGTCTTGCAAAGCAATAACCCGCCGATTTCAATATTGTCCTTAAAGCGACTTGTTGGATCGACTAGCAGTTGAAACTTGGGTTGTTCCTCAACCCTGACTGGTTCCCATCCTTCTCTCAGTTTTCCTGAAAGATTTCTAGGATCGGCCTGGTTCAGTGTTGAAACACGAATCCAACGATACGCATACCCAGCCTGTTTATCTGGCTCAGGGAGCAATTCTGCGGGCATCCACTGCTTTGGACGCTCTGAAACTGCACGAGTATTTAATTCACGGGTAGTTCTGTTTTCAGCCATTTGATTAGGCCTCCATTTTGACTAGTTCTTTGACGTATTGCTCTGGGGATAAGCCCAGTTTTTTAGCAATTGCTTGTTGGCTCGTAGTTAAACGAACCTTTTTTGACGATGTGCTACGGGTTGCAGGAGCAACTACCGTGCTATTTTTGCGAGTCGCGGTCTTCACGCTTGGCGCTTCTTCTACTTCTGTATCGTCTTCCTCAAAGTTTTCAGGAAAACGCTTACGCATTGTTTTATCAATGCGTTTGTAATACTCATCAGTCGTAGCATATCCAACGCCGTTTTCCTTGACAAGCTTTTCGTGTAGACCGAGTGCTAAACTAGTCATCTCATCATCTTGACCAAACCAAGAGTTGCGCTCTTGCCATTTGGCTGCTTTAGGATCACGAACAGGCTGCTGATTCTGCTGTTGTTGTATTTGTACTTCATTTCTTTCTTCTTGTAAAGCTTTTCTGTTTTTGATGTTATCAAAAGCATTGTCGGCTCTTTCAAGCTTCATTCTGGCGGAAGTCATTTTTTCCTGTGCTTCTACCAACTTATCGGAATCTCCAGAGTCATAAGCCTCTTTATATTCCTTTTTAGCCATATCCATCTCACGTTCAGCGCTGGTTTTGAATGAATCAACCGCTACCTCTTCGGTGCTATGAACCTTGCTTTTTAGCTCTTTTACTTCGTTATAAAGCTTCTGAGCTACGTTAATGGCTTCCTGACGCTCACGCTCAGCCGATTCTTTGGCACGGCGCTCGTCATGGTAAACCTTCTTAAACTTCTTAATTTTGCTTTTGACTTCCTTGGAATACTCTTCCAATTCGTCTGTTTCCAGCTCTTGTACTAGGCTAGGATCAGCCGCCTTTTTGCCTCTATCGGCTTCCGGTGTGTCGTCTTCAATTTCAATTTCAAACTCATCACCGTCTTTTACATCTTCTGTTTCATCTGGAAACTTGTATTTTTGCATTTCTGCCATATAAAACTCCTTCGTTACCTATTAAGGTATAGTTATTTACGTCGAATTCCTCGTGGATCGGACACTACGCCCTCTACTGAGTCATCGTTGATAATGCGAAATGCACGTCCATGAATGACTAAACGTGTACCTGCATGTGGGCGAACTAATACAAAATCGCCCTTTTTGCACCACGGGCCTGTTGGGAAACGGGTTGGATCCTTGTAGCAATCCTCGCCTAAATCCACTACGAACAGTACTGTAGTTAAAGACTCTTCGTTCTGAAGAGTAATGTCTGCCTTTAAAAGACCACTTCCATCATGTTCTTTTTCAGCTTCAGGTATCGCACATAAAATGCGGTAGCCTGATGGTTTTGGCAATTGCGTTGCCTTTTCTTCGTCTGACTTATCTATCAGCGCTGATAAATCTACAGCCTGATTTAAGTCTAGTTTGTTACTCATCCGAGTTCTCCAATCTGTCTTTGAGGTCTAATATGAATCCCCGTGCGATTAGCAGACCCCGGATCTCGCCGCACAGTTTTTTGTACTCCACGTACTCAAGGTTTCCGTTTACGACAGAATCCTTAAGGTTTTCTACTCTATCGTCCAATTGCTTGGTTAGTATTTCAAACTCTCTCATTCTTTAGCCTTTTTAGGTGTTGTATTAGCTTTTTGCAGATCGGCTGCAATTCTCATTACATCAACTCCAGTACCTTTATCAAGCTTGTCTTTTGCATGGGCAAAGTCTCCGCCAATTTTTGTAGCTTTAACTTCATTTTCTGTATAAAGCTTTTCTTTATCGTAAGCCATTTTTGCTCCAAGTTCATGGCCTTTGATCTGAGACTCAATATCCAAACGCTTCTCTTCTAGATCTAACTTGCGGTTTTCCAGTTGGATATCGGCTTGATCTTTCTGGGCTTTGCGTTGAACATCCTGACCTTTGATCTGGAGTTCTTGCTGTTGCATTTGAATGATTGGATCTTGAGCTTGTTGCTGTGCTTGCTGTTGTGCAGCTTGCGCTTGGTTTTGCTGTAGCAACTGGGTAGAAGCTTGAGCAATCAAACGGGACAATTGAACCTCATACTCTGGTGGCAATGGATCCTGCTCTTCTCCGTCTTTAATATAAGGCAATGGAGCGCCAAGTTGTTGCTCAATTTGCTGGCGATATTTGAACCCAAAGTGTTCTGCAATGTGTGCTTGTAACGCGGCAGTAATTTGCTGAGCCATTGGGTTTTGTCCAATGATTGCAGCCGTGGTTGGATCCTGTAGGAAGTTTTGATGCGAGGTAATATGAGCATCTTGGTCTTGGGTAATAAACGCTTTTAATGGTTTATTTGTCAAGGCATCCATGTTCTCAGTAATCGGATCTTGCGGTTTCTGATCATCGCTTAGCGGGATTAGCTTTTCAGCATTACGGATTCCCAGCACGTCAAGCATCTGACGGTGCAATTGCGGTAAGTTATAGATCTGCGGTGCGCCTTGAGCTAACTGCAATACAGCTTGGTACTGCACGATCTTTTGTGCCATTGTTGCGGCATTAGGATCTGATACAGGGATCACGGCTACCAAATCATAGTCGTGCTGTTTGGCTTTACGATCACCTTCTACTGGATCATAGCTATAGTCTTCTGGAGTGTAATCACGAATAATATCTTTTAATAGGCATAACTCTTGCTTCATTGAGTAATGGATACGAGCCTGTACTGCGCTCATTACTTTAAGAGTACGCTCAAGAATAGCTAGGGTTGTCCCTACTGGTGAATTAGCTGACATATCGCTAATCTGCATATCTGCTGCTGATGCAAATCGGCGACCTTCCTCAACAATAGTATTCAGTAATGAATATAGGACTTGGCTTGGCTCTTTATATGGAAGAGGCAAAATATTGTCGCGCATTACACCAGACGGTACATCTACGTCACGGAACTCTCCTGGAGCTATCGGGGTGTCATCACCTTTGATTCGCAACCCACGGGTCTTAAAGCCGCCTGGCAAATTTGATAATGTCCCTGCATCAACCAACTGGCGGATAAGGGAAGTACCAGATTTAGCAAAAGCGCCGACAAGATGGATAAGGCCAAAACAGTAGAAGCCAAAGCCAGGAACATACCCATAGTGGACGAAATGGTTTCGTTTTTGTTTCTTTTCATCTTCTGGTCTCCAGTTACGGCGGATGGCTAGAATAGTGCCAGTACCTTTTTCAATTGTTACTACATAAGGTAAAGCGATTCCTGTTGGATCTCCATCCTCATCTACATCTTCATAACCCTCAAGATCTAGATCAATATGAATTTCTAATAACTTATAACGGTCATCAGCAGTA